TCAATACCAGTACCACCAGTGAACGTAAGAGTCTCTGAGTCTAAGTCTATGCTCAGTGCGCCACCAGAGTCCGCTTGGAAGTCTAAATCCTGTGCAGTTACTTGAGAGTCTACATAAGCCTTAACAGACTGTTGAGTAGGTACAAGTGTTGCAGAGTTAGAAGACATATCATCTTCATCTACAAAAGCTGTAATGGTAATTGAACCATCACTTAAAGAACCATAAGTTACTGTACCTGTAGTAGTAATAGCTGATGATCCATTATCAATAGCACCAAAGCCTGAAGTAATACTGCCAGAGTTTAAGGCACCTACAGTAGTTACATTTGATAAAGTATCTAAAGCACTTTCAAAGTATGTTTCAAAGTCAGTAAGAGCAACTTGAACCATTGTGCCATTGTCATTAACTACAACTCTATCTGCATCTGCAAGAGTAGTAGAAGTTGCTAAAGTGTCTCCATCTACAATATTAATTTCTGCTGCTGTAGACGTAACACCGTCAAGGATGTTTAGTTCTGCTGTGGTGCTAGTTACACCATCAAGTATATTTAGTTCAGCGGCTGTGCTTGTAACGCCATCAAGTATGTTGAGTTCCGCTGCCGTAGCCGTAACCGTTGTGCCATTAATAGACAGTGCATCAGTTTCCAGCGTACCGTCAATGTCTACGTTGCCTGAAATATCTAGAGAATCAGCAACTAGCTCATCTGTAAGAGTGATGTTTCTAAAACCAGATACATCTTTATTTGCATCTACTGTTACGACTTTACTTGCTACTACTGTGCCTACTGAAGCACCTGTATCTACATAATTAAGTTCTGTTGTAGTAGCTGTAACGCCATCTAAAAGATTAATTTCTGCTGCTGTAGATGTTACACCGTCCATAATGTTAAGTTCAGCAGCAGTAGCTGTAATTGCAGTACCGTTGAAGTTTATAGCGTCTGCGTAAACTGTACCATCAAAGTAACCATCTTTAAATTCTAAAGAACTAGTACCAAGATCAATATCATTATCTGTAACAGGTACAATAGCGCCATCTTGGATGCGTACTTGCTCAACTGCACTACTAGATACTTCTACGAAAAAGCCTACTCTGTTATTTGTTCCGTCTACTACAACCTTATTAAGAAAATCTAAATCACCAATCTGGGGTATGTTACCACCTTGACCAGCAGAGCCATCATGTCTATGACCAGTAGAAGATGCACTAGATGATGAATATGCAAAAGCATTTACTAGTTGGTTATATTCATTGTTAAATAGTGCTGCTGTGATAGTATCCCCATCAGCCATAGAACTCTGTCTAGTATAATTCTGAGCCATTTATTATCTCCTACCTGATGGCATGTAATCTATATAAAGACCATTTACAGCGTAGGCTGACTTTTGATCTTCACTTGTAATTCTAAAACTGCAAGTATTTCCAGAGCCTTCTAGTGTAAGTCTTTCCATAGGATCACTAGTTGCTCCAAATGTAACTGCATTAAAAACAGATGTACCAAAGATTGCTGGAAGAGCAATATCAGTAATTGCAAAAGGTTCTGGTTGTGGTATTTTAGGATCTTCATAGTCAAATCTAACTCTAAAGCTAGGTTCAACTGCTCCTTCTGGGCTAAAAGAAACTCTTGCATATTTAAGAGTCTTTCTAGTACCTACATCACCAAAGTCAAAATCTGGTGTTTGATACACAGCATCTATATCTCTTGCTGATCCTTCACTACGAAAAGCATTGCCTGAAATATGGTTGTAAATATATCCATCTTTATCACCATGATATACTTGCTCTATACCATCTTTATCTAAATCTGATACAAACCCTAGTGCTTGAATACCTAATGTCTCTGACCACGCAAAACCATTAGATGTTAAAGTACCAATAATACCTCTAGCAACAGTAGGGCTTTCAGTATTTTTAGAATAAAATAAACGATATTGTGATTTACCTCTAAGAACAGCACTTGTTATTATGTAGCCTGAATCTTCTGCAATATCAGATATAATACTTTGTATTTGTCTACTAACAGACCCTAACTCTACGTCACCAATCCTAGCTGTACCTGCAACTGTGCGAATACCATCAGGAGAAAGGAATAAAAGATCACCGCCTATCTCTTGAATACTTCCTGAGCTTACACAGCCTACGTTAGTTGTAATAGGAGTAATAGCTATTGTAGACGAATTATTTATATCTGTTAATTTGTGAATACTATTTTTACAGAATATAATTAAGTCACTACGAAAACTAGCTATTCCTTCTACTTGATCTTCTAATACAATACTACCTGCTCCAGTACCACTAAAATTATCAGGATCGTTTGTATGGCTATAGTATACAGTATTTTTAGCTGTTGAAGCTCCTGCTACAACAAAATGTTGATCGTGTACAACGCCCACTGAAGGAGCTACACTTCCGTCAACTGTTATTTCACCTGCAAAAAAAGTTCTACTAGTTAAACTGCCCGTACCCGTCATCTTAAAAAAGAAAGGCTTGTTAACTCCGTCACAGATTAAAAGTTCACCGTAATCGTCATTACCTTCATAAATAGAAAAATTACAACGTCCTTGTGAAGTTCTTGCAGCTACTGAACGACCTGTAAATGTGCTATAATTATCACCGCTGCTATGAACACTGCCTCTATTTATCTGTAGCCAAGAAGTTCCATCTTGACTAAAAAATATCCCTGTTCCTGAACAAACAACTACACCATCTGCGTAAACTGCCATCCCAAGAATAACTTCGCTACTATTAGGTCTGGTATCTCCAAACTCTGCAAAGCCATCTATTCGTCTGTAACCACCATCAGGGTCTACTTCAAAGTTTCTAAGGCGCGTAGCAAATCCCGGCTGAGAAAGCATCTCAAGCTGATTTAAGTTGACGTTTAAACCGCCTTTGCATGAAAATCCCCAAGGCTGTGACACTACACAAACCTCACACGATCATCTTTAAAATATCCCGGCGCTGGCTCCATCAAATGCAATCGCATCAAACGTATACCACGCTTATAGTCTTCAAGAGCAAAAGCTGCCGCCTGAGTATCTTCTTTAAACTGATGCACATAGTATCTAGCTCTAGCAAGCAGTACTGTCTTGTATACATCTGGAAAAACTATTTCATCACCAAAAGCATCTAGTGCCGTGGGTAGATTATAAGCAAAATACCAAACACGATATACTTTATCAGGTATAGGACTTAATCCAAAGTTTCTTCCATCAGGACTTTTTATTACTCGACTAGGTACGCCATATTGTTGTGTGTCTGCATCATCTAAGTTTTCACTGATTCTGTAGTAATCCTTAAACTCTTCAATCGTTGTAAATCTAAGATTACGAGACTCAAAAGGTGCAGACTCACCACTAACGCCCACAGTAGTTAAATAAAAGTTATCCCAATCAATGTAACCGTAGTCTGTAGTCAATGAAGAACTAGCTGGCTTTAGTTCATAAAAACGAGTACCAGCAACTGTTTCAACATAGACGTTACCATACATAGGATCTACAGCACCACTTTCTGCTACAGCTAAAAAAGGCCATTGAGGTTCTTCATTAACAATATCAAAGTATGCCCTGTTAACTATATCTTTAACATGTTGCTGCACACCAATAGCATTAGCGAAAGTAGAAGAAGTCAATGCGACTTCATTCATCTCTCGCAGCAGCTCATTTGTTAATGAAAGATAAGTAGCCATTATTTTTTATGTACCTTCTGTATTGCAAAGCTTGCAGTTTTACTAGATCCGGGGTGTTTTTTATAACCTGTTTTAGGATCTTTCATAAGTTTGTAAGACTTACCACTTTTCATCCAGTGATAGCCTTTAGGTGCTTGAACTTTCATCGTCCTTTAGGTAGGCTCATGTTGTAGCCAGCCATCTTGTTGCAAGCAGTTTCCATTGCGTAGATGTCGGCTTTCATTGTCTTACCACCATGACCTTTCATCATACGATGATCACCACCATGCATCATTCCATAACGCTTAGTGCCACCACCCATCATTTGAGTACGCATTTGACCCATCATATTTTCATCCATACGTGACATGCCCACAGCTGCTTTTTTACGCTCTTTATCTTTCATTCCACCATGATACATTAAACTTCTCCCTGTATATTTATTAGGAACATAACCTTTCTTTCTTGGAACTTTATTCACTAATCTTGCTCCATTGAAAATGTTTTACTTTTCTTTCGACAAAGGTCTATTTCAGTTTCATGTTTTTTATTAAAGATACGATCATAGTTATCTTTATATTTATTTAAATCTGTGCCTTTGCGAAATCTACTGTCCTTACTAACAATAGCTTTTCTAAACATAACTGGTTTTGCTTCTGAACCAATCTGTGCCATAAATATCTCCGAAAGGAAAGGGGCCACCGAAGCAGCCCCATCCAGTACTAGTCGATGCCGTAGAAAGCAGACACAAGAGCTTCAGAGCGAAGTACCTGTGCGCCGTATACGTGCAGACCACGAACAATATCACCAAAGCTGTCAGGGTCACGAAGAACCTCAGTGTTGGTAATAGTTTGAGCAGTAGCCGTAGAAGATATGTGACCAGCCAAGCACTTGCCAGCAGCGTTAGTAGTTGCAGCAATGTTGTTTGACTTGTACATATCGAAACCACGAAGCTTGCCAGAGCTTACCAAACCGTTACGGATTGAGCCTTGACCTGCGTTGTAGTCAACTGACAAGAGCTTAGAAGAACTTTGTACAAGTACTTCATAGAACTCTGGGTTAGCAAGGAACCATCGTCCTTCTTCAGGTACGTTTTGCTCATCAAGCAAACGAGCCATGTGAGAAAGAACATCAATAGGATCATGCTCACTAGAACCGAAACCGATGTCCAAGTTACCAGTACCGTCGAAGGTGCCAGCAGCAAGGTCAGTAGCGTTGTCAGAACCAAGAATGTGGTTAGGGCTAGAAGCCGATACACCAGCAAACATCTCAGCAATAACACCTGAGTCAAAAGCATCACGCAATGCGTAAGCTGCTGAAGAGGTTGCTACGTCACGGAAGTTAACGTGAGACATGTTAGTTTCAATATCATCAACGATGAATTTGAAAGCATTTGCTACGTCTACGACCAAAGTAAGTTCTTGGTCAGTGAGTTTAGTAGCAGTTACATCCTGTCCCCTTTCGTACTGATAAACAGTAATTTCAGGTTCTTTGATGATTCGTACACTATCACCAAAAGCTGAGATTTCACCAGCATAGTCAGTGTTAGTAATTGCTTCTACGACAGAAGCCTTACGGAAAAAGTTCAGTACCTGCTTTGAGTAAATCTTAGGTAGGAAAAACGAATTGGTTTGTCCTGCCACTGAGTTTGCAAAGTTAGCATCGGTATCTGTACTTGGCTCAAAAAATTGATCTGATACGTTATTAGCCATGTTAATATACTCCTAGTAAAACATAAGTTATTTTACTACTCTGCCCTCCATCATAGCTTGTTTGATTTCATCTTCAAACTTATCAAACTGATCAAGGGACATAGCAGCAATTTCCCGTTCAGTCCAGATTTTAGGTTGCTTAGCATCTACAGAGGTGGTTTTAGTTGATACCATATCCGCTGCACTGCCTTGTTGCTTCCGCTGTCTGGGCTGTGATTTTGTTTGAGACTTGCCAGTTTCTAACTTATAAAGATCTATTGCTTTAGACGCTAAAGTTACATTATCTGGATTATTGTAAATCCAATCTTGAATTTGTTCTGGTTGTTCCTTTGCCCAAGCATGAAAGTCATCGTCGCCTCTAAGATCTTCAAAATCAGGGTGACGTTCTTTTAACGTAGACTCAGCCTCTCGTCGCAACACTTCAGCTTCGCGTTGCCGCATAGACTGTAGTTGTGCTTCAAGGTCTGCTACCTGTCGCTGACTTTGCATGTGTGCAACAGTCTCAACTGTATTGTACAAATCAGGATACTCCTGTTTAAAAGTTTCTAACTCTTCTTCAGACTTAGGTGGCTGATAAGCAGGTTGTGCTGACTGTGCCATAGCAAGAAGTTCTTGTTCTTTTTGCTTAAACTCAGAAAGCTTAGTATCATAATGCTTCTTTAAATCATCATATCGCTTTTTGTAATTAGTTCTTTTACGAGGTTTAGCTTCTTCTTCAGGGGCCTCTTCTGGGGTAGCCTGTTCTTGCTCTGCGTAAAATAATCCGTCTGCATCTCCTCTACGAGGTACGTCTGGCGTATGCCAAGGCTTACGTGCATTATATGGGTTACTTACTTCCTCTTCGTATTGTGGTTCTGACATTCTCAATCTCCTTCACGGGGCTTGTGTCTTGCAAGGTAGCCATTATTAACTCCGTCGAGTAAATGGGGCTTGACTTACCAAGGTAGCCGTAAAATTATTGAAGACTTGGCATTCTGTTGGCACCCATCATAAGCTTCTCAATTTCTTCTTGAGTTTGGCTCATTCCGAGGTTTTCTGGATCTTCATCCTCCATCATACCGCCTACAGCCTTCATCTGATAACCGCCATCATAAGCACGTTCAGCATCATCCATCATTCGTTGGAGATTGTCTGCACCAATCTGGTCGGTTGCTTTTTTGGTAAATACAAACTCACCGTCGCTTAAACGAGCGGGTATAGAGTCTGATACACCAGTTCCGGGGCCATCTACTTCGCCAGCACCCGAAAATTCTGTAGCAGTCAGCATTACTTTTTCTAGTATGTCTTCTAATCTAGAATCATTTTGTAATGCGTCTGCTAAATAATCTTGTTCTTCGTCGCTAAGTGACTCATCCATCACATATTTAATATAGTCTTCTTCCATTTCATCATCAGGAAGTTGCGAAGCCATTGCTTCATCCATTTCATCTGCTGGTATATTTGGATAGGTATCTACTGGCATACCTTCTACAGGCATCATTAAAGTCCCGCCTTCTTGAAATACTCCACGACCTTTAAGAACATCTGCTTGAGTTACTTTTCCATCACCTGTAAGATCAGGAAACTTACCACCTTCTGCTTTACCTTTTCTTGAGGTTGTAGCTTTTTCAAAACCCATTTGCATGTTTTGAAACATTTCTCTTTGTCTTTCAAGCTCTGCTAGTTCTTTTTGTACTTCTTCAGATGGAACAGGATTTTCTTCTTTTATTCTTGCAATTTCTAAACGAACAGCCCTAAGAGCTTCATCTCTCCTAATATCTTCTTCTCTTGCTTCTTGAAGTTCTCTGCTTCTTGACAATATACCGCCTGACATATCTTTAGCCATTATCTTCTTTCCTTTCTAAAACTTCGTTTACTACTTGTGGTAACTCTAATAATCTACCCAGCAAATTCATCTTCCCCTGACTGCGGAACATTTCCTGTTCCGATGTTGCCGCCACCAGTACCTGTAACTCCAAGGTCTTGAGGTTGTTGAGGTACTCCTCCAGCGGCTCCCATTCCTTCTTGTTCTTGACCAGTGGGGCCAGCTTCCGGGCTAGTTGCTTGTCCAGCATTCTGCATTCCTATGATTTGTGCCATCATTGCTGCTTCTTCTGGATCGTTCAACAGTTCATCTGGATCAAGATCTAAGCTGTAAGCAAGTTCACTGATAAGCTTGTTAATTTTAATAAACGGAGCAACGGCAGGATTAGCTGCTGTCTGTAAGAACATAGTAAGTCTTTGGCTCCGTACCTCTTTTTGCATCAAGCTGTTTGTGCCTGTTGATTTAACTTCCAAGTCTCCCTCGACATCAAGATCACTTTCAAGAAACTGCATATTCCATTGAAAGTAAGCTTCTCCTAAAGGCTTTAAAAGAAAGTCATCTAAATTTTTAATAACTGTTTTAATGTTAAGTGAAGCAGCACCAAGTAACATAGACATTCCAGAGGCAGTCCTAGTCATGCTTTGAACACCTGTTTGTCCGTGAGAATAACTAGGAATACCTGTTTGTTCATCTGCTAATTGCCTAAACTTATCGAACATCATCATATTTTCTTGGGAAGTGTTAGGGAACTTCAAGCCATTAATAGCTTGTCCCGGTACACCTGTTTGGCGACGAAACACTTTGCCGGGATATATTTCCATACTTTGACCACCTACAAGGGCAGTCTCATCTACATCAAATACAAGTGATCCTGACAATGCAAGATTATCAATAGCCATGCGAGCATGACCGTTCATAATCTTTTGTGAATCGTCCATGTTTTCGGCTACGCCAATTCCAAAAAAGCTATAGGGATTACGCTCATAGGTAAAAGCGTGATAAGGCACTCTAAATGGCGTGAATGGGTTAACCACCGCCCGAAGCATCTTACCATTGCAAATCCATGCGTTAATTTGGATTTCATCTAAATCGTCTACTCCTTCATCCAGTTCCATACCGACTTGACGAGCATACTCTGCATCCATGACGCCCCAATACTCTAAGACTTCAAACTGACTAGCACCATATTCATCATTACGGCTATCGTCTTTTAGTTCTTGTTCATAGTCTTTTTCAATGTAATTAGGCCCCATTTGCAAACATTCACGTATTGCATCTTTGTCGAAGTATGGTAGCTTGCTAAGACCTCTGAGTTGAGTACGATTCATACGATGTCTATGGAATACATACTCACACTCTGCCATTGTGGTTGCATTAGGATCAGGAAAGAAATCCCATATACTTACAAACTCTATACGAGGAACACGTACTGACACAGGACTATACTTCCTTTCTCCGTCTTCCGTACTCCAACGATTAAGAGTTTTGTTAAAGTTGAATGGACCTTTTACAATACCTGTCCCAAACAACGCTGCTTCAAACAAAGAGTTTCTTATTTCACTAGCACCATTAGATTCTTCAATCTGATCGTGTATAAGCTTTTCCATTCGTCTAGCAGCCTTTTGTGCTGGACTAATTTCAAGTGCTTCTGGAATAGGAGATAGACCTTCTTTAAGACTGTCTTCTGCTAATTCTTCCACTCTTTGTTGTTCAAATTTCCCTGTGCCGTAGGTTGCTCCAGCTTTGAGAACACGCCCGTCACCTTCGTAACCTACGTCATAAGGATTCTCTACTTCTGTTTCTTGTTCAACAACAGAAGTTTCTATTCCCGGTATTGGAGTCTGTGTGTCTAAGTGTGCATGTTCTGCTACACCTTCAGGCACTTTAGTTTCGCTAATACCAATAGGAAACTTATTAGCTCCAAATATAACATCTACAAGCTGTCCATAAGCAGCAAGTACTTTAGTTTTTGTAATCTTTACAAATACTCTAGATTTTTCAGACTCACGGAATCTTACATTTTTTCCATACATGCCACGATAGTTGTGGTAAGCAGCAAGCCATCGTGCTTCATCTAAGTCACGCGCAGATTCAGCAGAAACAAACCTATCCTCAATCAAACCTACAAGATTATTTTGTAAATTTTCTTCAAGGGTTAGGTTCATCCCTTGCTCAGACTCTACCTCTTCAAAGTAAAGCTCGTTAGATGTTAAGTTATTTTCAGCCATAATTTACTAGTCTGGAGTTACACCAAGATGTTGAAACTCAATTAAGAAAGTAACTGTAGTTGCTGCTGTTGCTAAGTCACTTGCAAGAGGCTTTAAGCGAATGTGCAGTGTACGTGCAGCAGCACTGTACAAAGAACCAGCAAGCGTCATTGCTTCTGAAGTAGCTGGGCCACCGTTCATGTTAGCAAACTTATTAGCTGTAGCTGGTAAGCCATTTTCAATAATATAAAGAGGGGTGTTAGCTGTAATAGTAACAGCACTACCACCATCATCTGCAATTGCTTTTTCATCAATAATCTGTCCACCACCTGCTGCTGTTCCTAAGTCAAAATCAATATCGTCACCTGAAGAACCGCCAGTAACCAAGTTACCATTAGCAATCATAATAAGATTCTTGATTGAAGTGTCAGCAGGTTGAGTAAAGCTAACATCATAAGTAGCGTTAGCCGTTACAGCAATAGTGTCTGTAGTAGCAGACGTTGCTGAAGTAATAACATTATCTGATAAGGCTTGAACGTCTAGCGACTTCGCTGAGTTACGCCCCGTATCTCGTATATTTACAACTGGGTTAGTCATATATTCCTCCTAATATCCAAATTCTGAATCAACTGGCGTATAAGCCTGTTCCATCCTCATGTGCTTAAACTGATTAAATATGTCATTAACTTTAGGTCTTGACATAATTAAATACCTTAACGCATCATATGCGTGATCAGGTGCATGTGTATCAACATCTTCAGGATTAGACTTATCCAATGGTATACTTTGAAGTTCTCTTATCAAGTTAGGACAGCTACTAAATATTTGTATTTTTGGTCTGCCACTTGGTTGTACTCGCAAGTATTCATGTATTTGAATCTTACCCTGAATTCTATTTTTATCTGCTCTTCGCAGCTTATGCCCACCTCGTTGAAGTGTTTCTCCAACTGTAGGGCCTGTAGTTCCTGTTCTATTCCATGCTGCTGTATCTAATACGCCTTGGACAGAAAAGGGATCTTCTAGTTCCATGTTTGTTATCATAACAGCTAGGTCTTCACCTGTAAGCCCTTTACGATATAACTCCCTATAAATTATAAGGGTGCCATCAGAAGGATCAACACAACCCCAAACACAAGCACTCTCAGAAGCGTAACCATAGTCAATACCTTTTACCCTTTCCCATCCTATTGGGATTTCAAAAGGAGGGATAACATGTATCTCTGTATCGAACTCAGTGAAGGCAGCGCCTTCTGTAATGTCCCAATCTCCTTCTAAAAGCTGTTTACGTTGCACATCTGGCAACGCCTTTAACATCTGTTCATATCTGCCATCTTTTGAAAGATAAGGGTTATCATCTAACCTAGCAGGTATGAACTTACGTGTCAGTCCGTCTGCTCCTACAAAACTTTCATTAGGCTCTGAAGGATGTACATATCGCTTCTTTACCCAGTGCGCTCCTGCTCCACCGGGGTTTGCAGTACAACGCATGTAAGGAGTAATCTCAGGGTCTGTTGTTCTTAGTCGTGATGCTAAATAGTTCCATGAGAACTCTGTACTTAAATGTGTAATCTCATCAAAACCAATCCAAGAATATGCTTGACCTTGGTATCTGTACACATCTGCATCTCGTTCCAAGAAACCAAACTCTAGTTTAGCTCCTGATGGGAAAGTCCAGATCTTTTCAACTTCTCTGAACTTACAGCCGGGAAAAGCCTTCGGATATAACTCTCTAGACTTATCTATAAGTTCCCTCAGTTCAGGCATGGAGCGTCTTAGTATTAACGCCCTGTGAGCAGCCCTGTGAGCGAATCTGAGGGGATCTACAAGCATAGCATAGGATTTACCACCCCCTGCTGCACCGCCATACAAAACGTCTGTCTCTGGCGCTGCTAGGAAGTCTGTCTGTGGCCCCTCATTAGGCTGAAATATAACTTCCTTTGCTTTTACTTCTTCTCTTACGTTATCTGGAAGAAGATCTAAATCATCTGCTTCTACTATCTTACCTTCTTTGGTAGTAGCATCTGCTGGTTCATCTAATTTAGTCTGTAAGTTTTCTTGCTTCTTTAGACTTGTTTTTAGATTACTAAGTTGTGCTTGAAGCTTCTTTTCTCTTTTCTTTTTTTCTCTTAGAGATCTTTGAGCAGAGATCTTAGCTTTAGTTTCACTGTGATAGTTGTATTGTCTCTTAGGAGTATTAGGGTCAAGTAACCCTCTATCAATCTTCTCCTGCTTTACATACTTACTGATGGTTTGATGAGAAACTTTCGCATCTTCAGAAGCATTATTAATTATCTCTCTAGCTTCTCTTAGGCTTGCAATCCTTCCATCAATAACACCATCAATAGCATCTTGTAACATCTTTATCTGTTTAGGGACTGCTTGTAACTGCTTCCCATCTTCAGTTAGTTCATATCCAAAAGGAATAGAACCTGATGCTTTCTTTTTAGTCTTCGGAAACTTCACTTACTTCACCTTCATACACATGAGTCTCTTTCGCTGGTAAAATAAATAAGCTACCTGCATTCACATCTACATTGTGGTTAACATCTAATCTATCTGTTTTTGATATGCCTACTCTATCCAAAATAGTTTGTGCTGCCTGTAACTTAGTATTCACTTGTGGAATAGTCTCATCTGTATTCATCACTTGTACCAGCTTAAAAGCGGCTTGGGGTGCAGATTGAGCTAGAATACGCGAGGCCAGATCTATCACTTCTTGTTGCAAACTTTTAATGACTTGTGGATAACTACCTTCTGCGTAACCTGCAAGCTCTGCTGCTATTTTTGGATCACCTCCCGTTTGGATTAGACAGTCCAAGAACTTTTGCTGCTTTTCAGTTAACTCTCTATCCTTGGTAGGACGAGAATCTTTTGGTACAAATTTTGAAATATGTGACATAAGTAATTAAAATATAACCATTATAGACAACAAATCTGGATTTGTCAAGTACTTTTTTTCGTTTTCTTTACAGAAAACCCTTGACAAAGCTAACATCTCTGTGTATAATATGTACAATATTAAGAATACAGAGACATATAGTTATAATATATATTATAAAATATATATAAAAATATATGTTAACATAGAAGATGAATATTCTAAATATTGTACTTGTGAGCGCAACTATTCCCAATGTTGCCCAATATGGGTGTCAAGGTTTACAATTGAAAAATAGTGTAAAATGTTTAAGATTGCATTATACCTGCCCCATACCCCTACGGCCACCTGCCCCGCCCCTCAGAATCAGATGCAAATGATTCTCATTACCATATTGTACATATTCTCAATTGCATTGGCGATCTATTCCCAATTGTAAAATACTTTCAAATAGGAATGTTTCTTATTTGGAAGTATTTACCAATTGAGAATTATTTACAATATGTCGCGCAGCGCCACTAATGGGCAAGATTTACAATCTGTAAAATAATTTTGAATATGTAAAATAGTTGGCATGATTTCTGCATATTCCCCATATTTCCAATAAGTTAGTAAACACTTGCTTACCGATTGTAACGCTTCAAAATCCCATTCTAAGGGGATGTATTTTTTCCCATACCTTACTACCTATTTTGCACTCCCTACCTTAGACGCGCTCTCTGTGCGTTCTATCGCCTGTATATTTATACAGCTTCCCCTTAGTTTTCCGTGTTGGCACGTTAGATGCAAGACACAATTCTGCTATGGTTCCCTGTATGTTTATACAGTGTCAGTAACAATTTGAAACAATTAGGTTACATACTGTTACGATAAACT